CCTAGTTTACCAGGGTGAGAGAATCGTTAGTTTCCGAGATATGTTACGACGTTATAATTATCACACTTCCTGGTGGCCTGGAGAGATTGGCACAGATACTAGAATTGTTTCTACAGATTTAACTGATTTCCCATATTATAGGGGTTGGGACCCTAATGGAGACGATACTGCTGTTCCTTCTGTAGGTACTAGTGCACCATATAACTTTTGCAATCAAACACTTTTAAACTGGTTAACGCCAGCATTCGCATGCAGACGTGGGGGATTACGCCATAAGGCTATTCTTACTGGTGCTCGTTCCTCCACCACAGGAACTTTTGGCGTTGCACGTCACAGTATTTTTGGTGTTAGTAATGGACAATCATCACATCCATTGGGTAGTACTAGTATTGGTGACAGAAGATCCGAAATGTTAGAAACGATTCGCCGGTCTACCGGTGGTACTGCTCTTACACCAACATCAAACAATCCTTGTCTCGAATATGAGACTCCCTTTTATACAGCAGGACAACGTTTTGTACCTGCCAGAGATACCAATTATTATGCTGGTCTCCATTCTGGTCATGAACTCAGTAATGATGTCTTTTTCAATAGTTCTAACATGAGAATAGACAAATACATTTCAACAGCAGAAGATTTCCAACTCGGACTCTTTGTTGGTGCTCCAGTATATTACGCTTATGGTAATCCTACGCCAATTTAGATCAAAATGGGTTCGATCTAAACTGGTTTTATACAAAAATGACGACAGTCAATAAAATGTCGCAAGAGGCTTTCTTAACAGAGGAAGTCAGGATACTGCTCGGCGGCTGAGCAGGGGTAATGAATTACAACATTCATTTCCTGGATGAGATGTTTTACATCTTACGTTGTGCTACTTGTAGCTCAAAGGTTTTATATACGAAACCCTAGTAAGATGTTAGCATCTTATCTGGGTCTTGAATTTTTACTTTGAGTCGCAAATTTCTATAGCGTATGTCCGAAAACGTATATTTACACATGTAGAGTCCTTATGAGGTTAATGAATCCTCGCGTGACTACATGAATAAATT